AGCTGGAATGTGAGCAACGTGACCGACATGTCTTGGATGTTTTCTCACTGTAAGGTCTTCAACCAGCCTCTCGACAGCTGGAATGTGAGCAACGTGACCGACATGCATTCTATGTTTTCTCACTGTCATGCCTTCAACCAGCCTCTCGACAGCTGGAATGTCGGCAAAGTGACCAGGATGCATTGGATGTTTAATAATTGTCATACCTTCAACCAGCCTCTGAACAACTGGAATGTGAGCAACGTGACCGACATGTCTTCTATGTTTCAAAAATGTCATGCCTTCAACCAGCCTCTCGGCAGCTGGAATGTCGGCAACGTGACCAACATGAATTCTATGTTTGAAGAATGTCATGCTTTCAACCAGCCTCTCGACAGCTGGAATGTGAGCAACGTGACCGACATGGGTTCTATGTTTAGTGAATGTCATGCATTGATTCCAAATCATCTCAGCCTTGGGCTCGTCAAGGCATACTACACGAGCCAGTGGCATCATCATCCCGCGGTGTTTGCCTCCTCCAGATCGCGGAAGACGATTCGGCAGGAGCTCGATGAACTGCAAGACGAGAAAAAGTTTCTCCAACAAAGAATCGACAAGCTGTTGCAAGAGCAGGCCAGCCACATCATTCGCCAGTCGATTCAACTCCATCTTCCTGCAATGCGCGATTGGCCAGGTCGACCTCCGTTGGTACTTGGCGATTTCGACCCGGGGAGTCACGACTTTAGAATGGCCGAAACGCGTTGGAACAAACGAAGTCGCGTTGAACAACAATAGTAGGCGTTTTTGTTTTTTTTGTTTCCATTTGTTACATAAAGCTGAGGCATGTTTCTTACGGGTACCCATGTTGGATTGTTGGAAGGAGGTCAGGGCGGGGGCCCACAAAAGGGAGGCTCAGCTCAGTAATGAATGGTTGGTATCAGGAATCATCTTGTGTAACGGTTCCCAGTTAGACACCTTTCCAACATTCCAACACGTTGATATATTGTTTGAGTGGATGGATTGCCATTTCTACGTTTGAACTTTCCTTCTTTTTTTCAGCACTACATCGAACACTACACAGGAGTGGAACAACACACCTTCGAGCACACCCTCGGATTGAGGGCAGCGGATCTCCTTTGTTTGACTCGAATTAAAAATTTAGTTTATAGACTCCTCGATAAGTTCATATTTTGTTGCAATGATCTTGACTTGCTCATTTTTCGAAATCATTTTACCGTATCTTTCTTGGGAGGATATTAGTCTGTTGGATCAGGCCATTCTTGGAGACAAAAGGCCGGAATTGCTTCTAGCTTATCAATCTAAACGCAACGATTTTTCTAAATTAAAGTTTACTTTCAACAGCAACATTGGCCTTGAAAATGATAAGTTTGTTCGATGGGCTGGGCTGCGTCGCATCCACTACTCGAGGTTGTCTCTCTCTATGTGGGATGACTCTGGCGAGAATGTTCGGACTGACATCCTTCTGTATCTATCGGGTTTGACCGGTCTGAAAAAAATTGGATTACAAAATGCAGTTGATGAGCAACTTCAGCACTTGCCGCTCCTGACAAGTCTTAAAACCTTGCATTTTCAGGATTATGTAAACGACGAAATTACAGACGATGGTCTCCAACATTTATCGACAATGACAAATCTGACGGATTTGAGTTTACACGGCCTTACGGCTATAACAGACGATGGATTGAAGCATCTTCGCAGTTTGAAAAAGCTTGAGATCTTAGATTTGTGTGGCGCGGACAAAATCACAAACAAGGGTCTTGAGGTTTTGTCAACTTTAACCAACCTGAAAACTTTGGAATTTTGCTTCGCAGAACCAGACGAGACCGGACACAGAGACCTTCATATCTCAGACCTTGGGTTGCAGCATCTGAGCACTCTAACCAACCTAACAACTTTGTACGTAAACTTTAATCCTTTTATACTGAATGACGACGACAACTACGAATCCAGATTCACCGAAAAAGGCCTTCAACACTTGTCTCGGTTGACAAACCTTAAGGATTTGACACTATTGAATACGAACATTGAGAACGATGCTTTTCGTCATCTCGCCGGACTCACCAAGATGGAATCCTTGAACATAGAGGGCAGCAAGATTGGCGACGGACTTCGGTTCCTGACCAGAATGAACAACCTCAAATCCTTGATAATAGACTCTTGCCCGGTAAAGAACGAAGACTTGAGGCATCTGTCGGGGCTCACCCAGTTGACTGATTTGAATTTGCGACACTGCGACATCACCGCAGACGGGCTACACCATCTATCGAAGCTGAGCCTCCGGAACTTAAAAACTAACTTGGCATCTCCAAGATGAATGAATGTTCGTTTATTTTTGTACTTATTGGTGCCGTGTAGCTCTAGACCACCCGGAAACCCGGAATACTTGTATTTCGTTGTGTATTCTTTTGTTTGTATAAGAAGCGGGGAACCCAGTTGATTTCCGACTGTTTTTCGTAAAATCCCTTACAGGATAGTGTTGGATAGTGTTACCCGAAAGAAACAGTCCGAAAGTCATTGGAACAATTCTTTTGTTGAGCACACTCTCGTACACACCCTCGGCTTTGCAATGGATGAGCGATTTACACCTTCAAGTGAAGAAGAATTGCAGCAAGCTGTCGATCACATTGATGTTTCTACCGGTATCCATGCTGCATATGGACACATCAACACGTGGGATGTGAGCAACGTGACCGACATGCATTCTATGTTTTCTCACTGTAAGGTCTTCAACCAGCCTCTGAACAGCTGGAATGTGAGCAACGTGACCAACATGGGTTCTATGTTTAGTGAATGTCATGCCTTCAACCAGCCTCTCGACAGCTGGAATGTGAGCAACGTGACCGACATGTCTTGTATGTTTTCTCACTGTAAGGTCTTCAACCAGCCTCTCGACAGATGGAATGTGAGCAACGTGACCAACATGGGTTCTATGTTTGAAGAATGTCATGCTTTCAACCAGCCTCTCGACAGCTGGAATGTGAGCAACGTGACCAACATGTCTTCTATGTTTGCTTATTGTCATGCCTTCAACCAGTCTCTCGACAATTGGAATGTGAGCAACGTGACCGACATGTCTTGGATGTTTGAAGAATGTCATGCCTTCAACCAGCCTCTCGACAGATGGAATGTGAGCAACGTGACCAACATGCATTCTATGTTTGAAGAATGTCATGCCTTCAACCAGTCTCTCGACAATTGGAATGTGAGCAACGTGCCCGACATGTCTTGGATGTTTCAAAAATGTCATGCCTTCAACCAGCCTCTCGACAACTGGAATGTCGGCAACGTGACCACCATGTCTTGTATGTTTTCTCTCTGTAAGGTCTTCAACCAGCCTCTCGACAGCTGGAATGTGAGCAACGTGACCAACATGGGTTCTATGTTTGAAGAATGTCATGCTTTCAACCAGCCTCTCGACAGCTGGAATGTGAGCAACGTGACCAACATGGGTTCTATGTTTAGTGAATGTCATGCCTTCAACCAGCCTCTGAACAACTGGAATGTCGGCAAGGTGATATACATTGATAACATGTTTTTGGAGTGTCATGCATTGATTCCAAATCATCTCAGCCTTGGGCTCGTCAAGGCATACTACACGAGCCAGTGGCATCATCATCCCGCGGTGTTTGCCTCCTCCAGGCGGAAGACGATTCGGGCGGAGCTCGATGTACTGCAAGACGAGAAAAAGTTTCTCCAACAAAGAATCGACAAGCTGTTGCAAGAGCAGGCCAGCCACATCATTCGCCAGTCGATTCAACTCCATCTTCCTGCAATGCGCGATTGGCCAGGTCGACCTCCGTTGGTACTTGGCGATTTCGACCCGGGGAGTCACGACTTTAGAATGGCCGAAACGCGTTGGAACAAACGAAGTCGCGTTGAACAACAATAGTAGGCGTTTTTGTTTTTTTTGTTTCCATTTGTTACATAAAGCTGAGGCATGTTTCTTACGGGTACCCATGTTGGATTGTTGGAAGGAGGTCAGGGCGGGGGCCCACAAAAGGGAGGCTCAGCTCAGTAATGAATGGTTGGTATCAGGAATCATCTTGTGTAACGGTTCCCAGTTAGACACCTTTCCAACATTCCAACACGTTGATATATTGTTTGAGTGGATGGATTGCCATTTCTACGTTTGAACTTTCCTTCTTTTTTTCAGCACTACATCGAACACTACACAGGAGTGGAACAACACACCTTCGAGCACACCCTCGGATTGAGGGCAGCGGATCTCCTTTGTTTGACTCGAATTAAAAATTTAGTTTATAGACTCCTCGATAAGTTCATATTTTGTTGCAATGATCTTGACTTGCTCATTTTTCGAAATCATTTTACCGTATCTTTCTTGGGAGGATATTAGTCTGTTGGATCAGGCCATTCTTGGAGACAAAAGGCCGGAATTGCTTCTAGCTTATCAATCTAAACGCAACGATTTTTCTAAATTAAAGTTTACTTTCAACAGCAACATTGGCCTTGAAAATGATAAGTTTGTTCGATGGGCTGGGCTGCGTCGCATCCACTACTCGAGGTTGTCTCTCTCTATGTGGGATGACTCTGGCGAGAATGTTCGGACTGACATCCTTCTGTATCTATCGGGTTTGACCGGTCTGAAAAAAATTGGATTACAAAATGCAGTTGATGAGCAACTTCAGCACTTGCCGCTCCTGACAAGTCTTAAAACCTTGCATTTTCAGGATTATGTAAACGACGAAATTACAGACGATGGTCTCCAACATTTATCGACAATGACAAATCTGACGGATTTGAGTTTACACGGCCTTACGGCTATAACAGACGATGGATTGAAGCATCTTCGCAGTTTGAAAAAGCTTGAGATCTTAGATTTGTGTGGCGCGGACAAAATCACAAACAAGGGTCTTGAGGTTTTGTCAACTTTAACCAACCTGAAAACTTTGGAATTTTGCTTCGCAGAACCAGACGAGACCGGACACAGAGACCTTCATATCTCAGACCTTGGGTTGCAGCATCTGAGCACTCTAACCAACCTAACAACTTTGTACGTAAACTTTAATCCTTTTATACTGAATGACGACGACAACTACGAATCCAGATTCACCGAAAAAGGCCTTCAACACTTGTCTCGGTTGACAAACCTTAAGGATTTGACACTATTGAATACGAACATTGAGAACGATGCTTTTCGTCATCTCGCCGGACTCACCAAGATGGAATCCTTGAACATAGAGGGCAGCAAGATTGGCGACGGACTTCGGTTCCTGACCAGAATGAACAACCTCAAATCCTTGATAATAGACTCTTGCCCGGTAAAGAACGAAGACTTGAGGCATCTGTCGGGGCTCACCCAGTTGACTGATTTGAATTTGCGACACTGCGACATCACCGCAGACGGGCTACACCATCTATCGAAGCTGAGCCTCCGGAACTTAAAAACTAACTTGGCATCTCCAAGATGAATGAATGTTCGTTTATTTTTGTACTTATTGGTGCCGTGTAGCTCTAGACCACCCGGAAACCCGGAATACTTGTATTTCGTTGTGTATTCTTTTGTTTGTATAAGAAGCGGGGAACCCAGTTGATTTCCGACTGTTTTTCGTAAAATCCCTTACAGGATAGTGTTGGATAGTGTTACCCGAAAGAAACAGTCCGAAAGTCATTGGAACAATTCTTTTGTTGAGCACACTCTCGTACACACCCTCGGCTTTGCAATGGATGAGCGATTTACACCTTCAAGTGAAGAAGAATTGCAGCAAGCTGTCGATCACATTGATGTTTCTACCGGTATCCATGCTGCATATGGACACATCAACACGTGGGATGTGAGCAACGTGACCGACATGCATTCTATGTTTTCTCACTGTAAGGTCTTCAACCAGCCTCTGAACAGCTGGAATGTGAGCAACGTGACCAACATGGGTTCTATGTTTAGTGAATGTCATGCCTTCAACCAGCCTCTCGACAGCTGGAATGTGAGCAACGTGACCGACATGTCTTGTATGTTTTCTCACTGTAAGGTCTTCAACCAGCCTCTCGACAGATGGAATGTGAGCAACGTGACCAACATGGGTTCTATGTTTGAAGAATGTCATGCTTTCAACCAGCCTCTCGACAGCTGGAATGTGAGCAACGTGACCAACATGTCTTCTATGTTTGCTTATTGTCATGCCTTCAACCAGTCTCTCGACAATTGGAATGTGAGCAACGTGACCGACATGTCTTGGATGTTTGAAGAATGTCATGCCTTCAACCAGCCTCTCGACAGATGGAATGTGAGCAACGTGACCAACATGCATTCTATGTTTGAAGAATGTCATGCCTTCAACCAGTCTCTCGACAATTGGAATGTGAGCAACGTGCCCGACATGTCTTGGATGTTTCAAAAATGTCATGCCTTCAACCAGCCTCTCGACAACTGGAATGTCGGCAACGTGACCACCATGTCTTGTATGTTTTCTCTCTGTAAGGTCTTCAACCAGCCTCTCGACAGCTGGAATGTGAGCAACGTGACCAACATGGGTTCTATGTTTGAAGAATGTCATGCTTTCAACCAGCCTCTCGACAGCTGGAATGTGAGCAACGTGACCAACATGGGTTCTATGTTTAGTGAATGTCATGCCTTCAACCAGCCTCTGAACAACTGGAATGTCGGCAAGGTGATATACATTGATAACATGTTTTTGGAGTGTCATGCATTGATTCCAAATCATCTCAGCCTTGGGCTCGTCAAGGCATACTACACGAGCCAGTGGCATCATCATCCCGCGGTGTTTGCCTCCTCCAGGCGGAAGACGATTCGGGCGGAGCTCGATGTACTGCAAGACGAGAAAAAGTTTCTCCAACAAAGAATCGACAAGCTGTTGCAAGAGCAGGCCAGCCACATCATTCGCCAGTCGATTCAACTCCATCTTCCTGCAATGCGCGAATGGCCGTATCGACCTCCGTTGGTACTTGGCGATTTCGACCCGGGGAGTCACGACTTTAGAATGGCCGAAACGCGTTGGAACAAACGACGTCGCGTTGAACAACAGTAACTGTTTTGTTTTTCTTTGTTTCCATTTGTTAAACATTTGTTACATTGGCACTTGGCGATTTCGACCCGGGGAGTCACGACTTTAGAATGGCAGAATTGCGTTGGAACAAACGAAACAAACGAAGTCATGAACAACAGTAACTTTCTTTATTTTTTTTGACAGTTGTAACAATGTTTTACCACAGAGCAAGTTGATACCCATGTTGGATTGTTGGAAGGAGGTCAATTTCAACCGGATTAGAATCATTGAATTTGGCCGAAACGGGTATACCAGTGAACCTGATTAAAGAACATGTACCATCCTCTTGCATATTGTACGGATACACTGATTGAATTGTTGTGGTGGACAGTGTAACCTTTGTTCATATTTGTTACATGAAGCTGAACCACGTGGTAGCATCTTTCTTCTTCTTCTTCTTCGTCGTCTTCGTCGTCTTCTTGGCATCCTGCTGCTTCCGTGGTGTCCTCGCCGTCGGTTGATACGACAAGAACCAGGATTGGTACTCTTCCGAAGTACGGTCCGTCTTCAACTCGGCGAATTTCGCCGCCTTTTGGGCCCGAATCGATTCCAACGTCTCTTGTGTCCCATAACATTGCGGGGTGAATCGCCGCAACAGTCCCTTTTGGGCCAGACGATTCTTTTGCTCCAGTTCAAACAGGAAATTCACCAAACACAATTGGCGATTGCGAAAGGTTGTGTACATCGGCTTGTCCACAAACAAAAATGCCAAATAAAAACTCAATATCGTGTCAATCGTGGCCACACGAATTTTCCGATGATTTATAGTAAGTGTGTTGTAGCTGTGACACGCAATCGGTTTGTAAATGCAGACAATGGTATCTTGACCGACTTTGAATTCCACACTCTCCGGAATCAGTTCCCCCACAGCCTCGTGTTTTATCACCGTGATTGCTGGTGCTGCTGCTGCTGCTGCTGCTCCAGAAGTGACCAACAACAACCGGTCCGACAACATGGCGGCACAGTGTTCCGGATTGTCGTAAATAACGTCAAAGTCGGGATGCTTTTCTATCAACCGTCGACGCGACTTGGGCATGTACCTCGAATACAATGCACTCGCATATCCGCCGAAAAATACGACACCAACTTCTATGAGGACATCCCGCACCGCATCAAACAAGGCGGCTTCTTCTACCTGCGAAGCAATGTGTTTTCGTTCCGGCGAATTTCTTGTGGTTGACATGGGACGTTGAAAAATATCCACGCTGTCGCATCCTTTTGCAGGCATCTTGACGGGATGATGCCGGTTCAACAGGGTCAAACGCTTCAACACTTTTTCCCACCGCGACACGTCGCCTTCGGGACGCGACAATTCCGTGTACATGTTCATCCGCAAGAAATCGGGGGGCACATAATGGATTCCTTCGACCACAATGGCATGCTTCATCAACACCTGAAACAACTCGATGTGAATCTCCGTGATATCTGCGACGGGAATGAAATTCACAAACACCTTGTACGTTCCGTGATGCACCCCTGATTTGGCTTCCACATTGGAATACCCCTCTGCTACATACACGTCGGCCAACTCCTTGGCGTCCCGAATGGCCCGGTGCGAATAAAAGTCGTAATCCGGAACGTCGACGTGGTAATCGTAAAACTGCGCCGTTTTGGGCAAAATGTTGTTGATGGCCGTACCGCCGTAGCACAACAACTTTTTGCGTGCTATGAATTTCTCCACAATGTCAATCATCTTTTGGATTTCCGCTTGGTTCACGAGACGTTTCCCCTGCAACCGTTGACTTTGGTCCACGGCTTGACGCAAAATGGCCAACTCGCAGTCTTCAAAGGTGATGCCCGGTTGTCGACACGCGACGGGGAAATATGTGCGACGATGTGATTGTTTTTTGGGTTCAGTTGGTGATGGTTGTTGGCCGCGTTTTGTTTTCTTCGTTGCCATCCGGCGAGGTAAATATGTAGTAGTAGAAGATCGGGGTCTACTTTACACGTGGATAATTAATTTGATGTTTCATTTTCCGGAAGACCGTTTGATGGCACCAATCGTGTCTGTCAATAACAAAAAGGCCGAGTTCTTCGCATCAAACAGAGATTCGTACGTCTTCAAATTTTCATCCGCAATGTAAAAGGCCTCCAACACAATTTGGGAACTATAATTTGAAATCAAAGGTGGCGCATTGGGATTCGTGACCCCCCCGAAAAATCCTAAAGAGGGCTGCACAATACGCATCAAATACGGTGACGTTGACGACGGCGAATACATTTGCTGCAACAAATTGGCTTCTGAGTATATCGGGACGGTGGGAGTACCCACGTACATGTTGGTCACATCTGCCAAGGTATTGGTCACATCTGCCAAGGTACGAGTCGTGTTCGTCATGTCTTGCGTCGGCGTATACGACGACAGCTGGGGTGCGTTGATGAACAGCACAACTTTGCCCGCCACATCGCTCAATCGCGTGTCGGGGGTCACCTCGAGGGCTTTGGCGGTATCCTTGACCCAGGCCAACTTTCCTTTCAAACCCGCATACAAGACTTCCGATATGGTGTCGTAGTTGGTCGCGTTCGTTTTCAAATGTAACTGCACAAAGACGGGGTCATCCTTGTTGGGCGACGTGTCTGAAAAGGCATTCGACAAAATCGTGGTACAGACACCGGCGAGAGACACGCAATTCAATGACGTCATGGACGAGAAACTGGGGTCGTATATCGCATTCGAGTACCCCACGACCACGGCACCATCCTTCAAAAAGACTTGGAAATCCAACACGCGACATCCACGTGACAGTACTTGGCGAATCATGTCTAAATTGACATAGTTTCCAGTGAGTGCGGAATTGGAAGACGACTTTATCACGGCATTCCGCAAACTCACCATTTCCATCGTCTCCGACATGTTCCGCAGACTCGTACCTTGACCGAATTTCACCTTTTGAAACTCGGCATTCGCAGCAGCCGAGGGTGTATCGTCAAATGCGGGAGACCCTGAAGGCGTGGAAGAGGACGACGTGGTGGTATTGCCCATAATTTTATACATCATGTACACGAACAGTGCCAAAAAAGACAAAAGGACGATGACGTTGAAGAAGGTATTCATTTTTATAGGCGGGACAAAAAATATACTTAAAGTGTAGTGCACCCTTTTTCCAGACACCACCAAACGAACCGACTTTCAGATGCCAGGAGGACTGTTGAACATTGTTTCCATTGGCAACATCAATGCTTTTTTGACGGGAAATCCTTCCAAAACATTTTTCAAAGTGACGTATGCCAAATACACCAATTTTGGACTACAGCGCTTTCGTTTGGATTACGATGGCTCCCGTGAGTTGCGTCTCACGGATTCGTCTAAATTCACATTTAAGATGAAACGACATGCCGATTTGTTGATGGACACTTACGTGGTTGTGACGTTGCCCGACATTTGGAGTCCCGTACATCCACCCACGGAAAACACCAACCAGACCTGGTCTCCCTATGAGTTCCGATGGATTGACCAACTCGGGGCATTGATGATTGAAGACGTTGAAATCTTGGCGGGGTCGTATACCTTGCAAAAGTATTCAGGACAATACATTGCCGCCATGGTGGAACGCGATTTCAATCAGACCAAAAAGGATTTGTTTGACCGCATGTCGGGGAACACGAACGAATTGAATGACCCAGGCAATTGGCGACCACGAACCCACTCGTATCCTTATGTAGCCAATACCTATCCTTCCGTGAAACCCAGTACCGAGGCGTCCGAACCTTCTATTCGCGGTCGCCAACTCTACATTCCTATCAATGCGTGGTTCACACTCAATACCCGCTGTGCTTTTCCACTCGCTGCCCTTCAATACAATGAATTAATCATCAATGTCACACTCCGACCCATCCAACACTTGTTCCGGGTGCGCGACGTGTTCGACCATGTCAATTACTTTCCGTGGGTGCGCCCCGACTTCAACCAAGACCGCTTTCAAATGTACCGTTTCCTGCAAACCCCCCCCGCCGATTTCGTCTACACCAATCAAACGCGAACGTGGAATGCCGACGTGCATATTGTGGCAACGTATTGTTTCCTGTCCAATGAAGAAAAACAAGTCTTTGCCGCCAAAGACCAAATCTATTTAGTCAAAGATATTTTTGAATACGATTATTTGAATGTCACCGGTTCCACCAAGGTGAAACTGGAGTCGTCCTCGGGCATGGTTTCCAACTGGATGTTTTATTTACAGCGCAACGACGTCAATTTGCGCAACCAATGGTGGAATTTTTCCAACTGGCCTTACGATGGTGTGATACCTAAAAATGTGTCCCTCGACACCGAGAGCAACACATATATTACGGGGACAGCCTATGGCCAGAATCGACGCCATATTTTGGAAACCTTTGGAATACTCATTGAGGGTGAATACCGCGAGAATGTTCTACCTCGCGGCGTCTACGACTTTATCGAAAAGTATACCCGTACCGACGGTACCTGCAAGGAGGGTTTATATTTGTACAATTTCGGTTTGTCTACCACACCATTTGACATGCAACCCACGGGGGCCTTGAACTTGAGCAAATTTAAGAACATTGAATTCGAGTTTACCACGTATGTACCACCCGTGGACACTATAAACTCGCAGTACAATGTTGTTTGTGATGACACGGGGGTTCCTCTCGCCGTGTCCACCAAACCCGCCTGGGCATTCTACGTCTACAATTACAATATGCACATCTTTGAAGAAAGGTACAATATTCTCTCGTTCATCAGCGGACAGTGTGGCCTCATGTATGCGAGATGAGATCGCAGGTCAAGGCGATTTTTAAGACCAGTGGACATGGCTGCGCTACTGCGACTCTCGCGATTGGTGGAACCAAAACTTTTACTTTGCCCAATATAAAAGAAGATACGTGTGTTGGGTGCAATGGCGGAACTCAAAGGAAATCAGAAGCAACCCGTGCTGTCGAACCCGAAACGCATTCCTGAATTCCAAAGTCTGTATGCGAAGGATGCTGCCACTACTGCACTTGAGACGCTTGAGACGATAGTCGGAGATGATGTCGATACTGCGTATTCCAGAAAAAATAACAAGGCAGGCAATGTGAATGGGCTTTTCGGTATGTTGAAATTACAAGAGGGGTTCCAAGAAGGACTAGAAGCAGCCAAACAAAAAAACTCGTCATCTCCCGCTCCCGCATTGGATACCAAACAAACCGTAGGCGATTTGTTAAAGGAAAAAAAGAAAAAAATCATCGACAAGGTCAAAACTTCCTTTGCTCCCGCTTTGGCGGCGAGGGAAAAGAGGGAGCTGGAAAATAAAAACAAAACTGCGATGCAAAGTGTCAATGATGAAATCGGCAGTTTGCTGGACAGCATCGATGCCCTCAGTCAAAAAGACTTGAGTAAGATGTTCGACATTGACATTTCCGAAGACAACAAATTGGAAAAGGGTGTGAGCGATATGGACACCAAAAAAGTCGTGACTCAAGTCAATTCGGCGGTTGCGCAGCTGACCAATATCATCAAATCCATCCTCAAAAAGGGTTCCCTGTTGGCCCGTCTGGGGGCCAAAAAAACACAGTCGTTCATGTTATCCTGGAATGAAAATGTCCGCACCGGTTGCTACAAAATGGCTCAGGCACTCACGGGAGGCAATGCGACGGATACCGAGGTAAACGTATTTGTCGACCAGACCCAAAAATTCTGCACCGCGTTTTTGATTTGGATGTTTGTCATGAACTGGTATTTCGTCACATTTTTCATCCAGGAAGACCAACGCTATGCCTTTGACCACACTGCTCTCCAAAAATTCAGCATTACCTTGTACGCCCTCTTTGGGCCCAGTTATCGCGCACTACAATGTTTCAACTGGGCGTTGGTCGAAGTTCCCTCCATGTTACGCTACGTGTTGTACAAAAAGGTGATTTTCGTTCTCATGATGTTATTCTTCACCACACTCGTTGCTTCCAATTTCCATACTACAATTTTGACCGACTTCTTCAACTCTCTGGAAGGGCGATATAGCACCTCCGTCTTTTGCGTCTTTGCCATCTTGATTGTCTTGGCCTACGCTCTATGGTTCGTCGGCAAAGAATCGGGATGGCATGAGTGGATGAATGTCTTTCGCAACGTTCCCGGTACCGTCGCCTACTTTTTCATCGTCTTGATTTACCTGATCTTCATCGCCACCATCGGTATTCCCCTCGCCATGTTATTCGTTTCCGCGTTTTTCGTCTTTTACTCCTTTCTGGCCATTTTTGTGTACACGGGGTCCAACACGTTGACAACGTTTGCGCAAATCTCCGACGACATTTCCAACTTGAGCGAAGTGGTCCCTTATGAATTTGACTCCAAAAACGGCTCCTCTTATTTCGAACTTACCAAACTGCACATTTATTTATGGAACCTGGGGTTCAAAGGACTTCGGGTCATTTACGCCTACGCCTTTGAACTCATACTCCTCTACATTTTACTTTTGGGCATTAGCAAATACCGCAATGCATTTCAAGAAGTTCTGAATTCCAAAGTAGCGGCGAATGAAGTGTTTTCAAAATCGGGGCCTTTGGCCAATTCGTTCAAAAATCTCTTTACGTGGTTACTTATCATCAACATTCTGCTCGTCATTGTCATTGTCGTATGGATGATTGGAAAATGGAATACTATTGAAATGTTGAAGTGCAAAGACGATACTCTAAACAAACCGTGGTCCTTTAGTATCACGGATAAGCTCAAGTCCGCCAAGGACTTTGTCGGGAAAAATGTGACTAATTTGGCCAAACAACAGTTGGGGAAAACGCCGGAACAGTTGGCCAAAGACAAGGCAACCCAGGCCATTGTTGACCAAGCCAAGGCGAATCCTGGAGACCTCGCGTTGCAGCGTCAGGCTCAAGAAGCTCAAGCAAAGGATAAAATCGAACGCGAACAGTCCATGAAAGAGTCGTGGGCGAATGTCAAGCAGGATGTAGGCAAAAAGTGGCTCTCGAAAGATGCGTGGACGCCGAGTTTCATGAAGAAACCGACACAAGCAGGTGGTGGGGATGGACAGAGTAGCAGCAGCAGCATGCCTCCCACCTCGGAACCTCCGACGGCAACATTTGTTCGTTAAAACACATATAAAGACAATCTACGTGAAAGACAATATTCAGACAAACAAACAAACCATCATCATGGGAAAAAAAGGTCACACGTCGCAACAGCCTCCTCAGGCTCAAAAAAAGATTTTGCCCTTTGTGAGCATATGCACGCCCACGTTCAATCGCCGGCCGTTTATCGAAACCATGTTCCAGTGTTTTCGCAATCAAACGTACCCCAAACACCGCATGGAATGGATCATCGTCGACGATGGCACCGATAAAATCAACGATTTGGTCGCCAAAGCCAACATTCCACAAATCAAGTACTTTGCCCTCCCCGAAGGAACCAAACTGACGTTAGGCGCCAAACGCAACTACATGCATGACAAGACGCGGGGGTCCATTTTGGTCTACATGGACGACGACGACTATTACCCCCCCGAGCGCGTCGAACATGCCGTCGACCGACTGACTTCCCATAGCAGCGCCTTGTGTGCCGGCTCGTCCGAAATTTACGTGTATTTCAAACACATTCAAAAAATGATTCAGTTTGGGCCCTACGGTCCCAACCATGCCACGGCAGGAACGTTTGCTTTCAAGCGCGAACTTTTGGCCACGTCCAGGTACGACGACCATGCTTCCTTGGCCGAGGAAAAGGCCTTTTTGAAAGACTATACCGTGCCCTTTGTGCAACTTGACCCGATGAAGAGCATCCTGGTGTTTTCCCATGAACACAATACGTTTGACAAACGTCGATTGTTGGATAATCCCGACCCGAGGGTGCTCAAAGAGTCTCCCAAAACGGTACTGGACTTTATCCGCAAACCGTGGGAAAAGGACATTCTCCAATTCTTTATGGATCAAATCGAAGGACTGTTGGCCGTCTACGAGCCGGGGCAACCGAAAATGAAACCCGACGTCCTGAAACAGCTCCAGGAAATTGACGACGCGCGTCAAAAAATGATGGCCGACCATCAACAACAACAACACGAACAACAGATGAATCAGCTTACGCCCATTGCGATGGAGACGCCCGGTGAACCACCCCGTTCCCTCACAATGCAAGAAGTAGCCACACTGATTCAACAGCAGCAGCAGCAACTCCGGGAGCAACAGGACCTCATCCAACAACTCCAACAAGAACTCGCCGCCGCCCATTCCTCAGCTTTGCAGACCCCCGCATGAAAAAACAAAACCAAAAAAAAACAATATAAACAAGTTGACCATACACGTACATATTCCCTACAAGCACGAGGAAAGCCCATTTCCATATCCATACAGATGATTCTTCTTGAACAATCCCATGCCACGGTGGTGCTCGAGAAAGACGGCGGTCCGGCGGAAAAGGAAATCCATGTGGTCATGCAATATTTTGTGCACTCCAAGCCCGAACGCGACGCCGAATTGAAACTGACACTTCAACTCCTGTGTGACCATCCGGACATTACGCGTATTCACATGCTGAATGAATGCATCTATGATGCTGCTGCTTCTTCGTCACTGATGGCGCATCCCAAAATTCACCAAGTCGATATTGGCGCCCGTCTCAAATTCAAAGACGTGTTCCAGTATCTGCGCGAACAGAATATCCAAGGCTACCACGTCATTATCAATTCCGACATTTGTTTTGACGGTACCTTGTCGAATTTGCGCCTCTCGGACTTGCACTGTTCGAAAAAAATGATGGCCCAATTGCGTTACGATGTGACGGACACGGCGAATCTTCTGTCGTCATCGACGACGGCGGACCTGTCCCTGTTGTCCAAACAGTCTGAATTGTTTTGCGGCAGCCTCTATGGCGGACCCGTTGGACCTCGATGTGACAGTCAGGACACGTGGATTTTTCATTCCCGACAGGCCATTCCGCAGCGATTTGAAAAGTTGTTCAATTTCCATTTTGGAAAACCGGGCTGTGACAACAAAATGATCTATTTGATGCGCATGCTGGGATACGAGGTCGTCAATGACCCCGCCTATGTGAAAACGTTTCACATCCATTTGAGTCAAGAACGCAACTACACGGCCAAGGACCGTGTCCCTCCGCCTTACGGTCTGTTGAGTCCCCATGGCCACGACTTTGCTGCGGTCAACCACTTTGACGTAGGCAGCGGCGGTCGGTCTTGCATGGACGTCGGATTTGACGACAATCGCGTCCTGTATGACTACGTCACACGAAAACTGGCGGCAAACGAGGGATTCGTCATCCCACGCATCGCGGGACACGAAAACAACTATGCAGCCTTTGGTCGTATCATCCGCGACCAGTGTGAGGGAAAGATACCCGACGGACTCGCCGACTATTTCAAACAGACCCGTCCCGTGATGAAAAACAATGCGGGCATTCGCATAACATCGACCGCGTCCATCGTAGAATACTCTACCCACTATTTGAGCGCCTTTGAAAACTGCCAACTCTTTGCGGGATGGGAAACTCACGGTCATTATATTCGACACATCCAGCAATCCCACGACATGATAACACAGTGGTATCTTTCATCAGGACAGAGAACCATGTTCTGGGCCTTTGCCTTTGACATTTTCCACTACATTTACGACACGCCATGGACGTGGGCACTGCGGGGCAAACGAGTGTTGATTGTCTCGCCCTTTGAAGAGAGTTTCCGGGAAAAAGTGCCCATTCGCTCCCAGTTGTACGACGGCGTTGACCTGTTTCCCGACTGCGAATTTTTGTTCATTCGGCCTCCGCAAACACAGGGTAGCGAACCCTCCCAAGAGTTTAGCGTCGAACTTGACGGATTCTTGCAGCGCTTGGATGCAATCCGTGGTCAATATGACGTTGCACTTGTGTCTTGCGGCGGCTACGGCAATTTGGTTTGCAATGCGATTTATGAAAGTGGGCATTCCGCCATTTATGTGGGCGGCGTCCTACAAATGTATTTTGGCATCCTCGGTAGCCGCTGGCTGCGCGAACGCCCCGATGTCGTGCGCCTGTTTTTGAACACGCACTGGTCACGACCCAAGGCCTCGGAACGACCCAAAGATTGTGAAGGCGTCGAAGGCTGCTGTTATTGGTAATACCAAGCTTGACCACTGGTACCCCCAAAAACTCCAACGCAAGACCTGGGTTCCCCGCGAATTGGTGACAAAAGAGGTATAAAATATCTTGTCGTAGTAGAACAAGATATGTTAGAAGATGCATGGAAGAGGATAGAGGCGCATTATCGTGACCAACCGAATTTTTGGGTTCAACCTCACATCGATTCCTACAATGACTTTTTGGACGAGGGCATTGCCACTCAGATTCGGGCCTCCAATCCCATTCTCCTGTCCTCTCGCTTCGACGATACAGAGGGGGAGGGGGGAAAACACTTGTCCGAGTGTCGCTTGTACATTGGCGGAAAGGACGGCTTACTCCTCCGTTGTACACCTCCTTCGGAAGAGCAGAGGCGGATTTTCCCCAATGAAGCCCGAGCTAGACGCTTGACCTACGAGGTAGCTCTCTATGCCGACGTTGTCGTGGAATGGACAGAATGGCTAGTTCCCGGTGCAGAGGCCGAGTATGCGCATCTGTTGCTTACCGACAAGCTTCAGGAAAAGGAAATTGGAGACAATGTCGTCGTGCGTCGCCAAGCGTTCGATAACGACTTGTTGGAAGATATGGCGCGTAAAAAGGTGCACGAAGAACTCGCACGGGCGGTCGACAGTCGGCGCAAACTCGCAGTCCTACAGGAAATGACCCATAAGGTGGAGTCTGGAGCATCTTCCTCACGACGAGACGTGAGTGGTAATGGCGTGCCCTTGGTACCCAAAGTGTATTCCACCACGCTACACAATGTTCTGTTTGGACATTTGCCGATGGTTGTCCAATCCAAACCTTGTTTCTTACATGCATTAAGTACAGAAATACGGTTCGGTCTTGGAGAGTGTCGCCATGACGTCGGGGGCTATCTCATCATTGAAGGCCGAGAAAAAGCCGCGCCGTTGCTCCAACATCGCACGACGCTAACCGGTGCTTCTTCTTCGTTTCACTTTCAAACGGACGCGGTTGGAAGCATTCTTGTGCAACACCAAGACCTTTCGGGAGCATGGACCTGGTGGCCGCTCTTTTCCCTCTTTCGCGCCCTTGGCGTCGAGAGCGACAAGGCCATTGTCCAATGCATTGTCTTGGATATGAACGAACACGATGACCTCGTCGATGCTCTGCGGCCTTCTGTATTCGCTGCTGCTACTGCTGCTGCTGCAAGAAACAGTCCGGCGAAACACCTGGCGCTGGACCCGTATGTGTTGGGGTACGCCGTGTACGAATACCTGAGCTCCTCTATCATTCGACAAACGTCTGTTCATAACAAACACGCCGTGTCTCGCTATCAGGGTATAGGGTCCCAACTGGATCAACATTTTTGCGGTGCATGGCAAAAACAAATCCAGGCGACGACGGAGAATCTGGTCGAAATATTGCAGTATTATAAACACGATTATGACGACAATTTATATGCCTTGGTCATGGACCATTTCAGAAATGTCGTTGCGAAACACCGGTTCGACAAGGACATGTTGGAATTTTGCCGGTCTCTCCCCGATTTGAACCGCACATCGTTTGTTGCCACCATCCATCAATTGCGCTCCGTAGCGGCGGTGGGAAGCAGCGCGGCAGGAAGCTCCTCGTCGTCGTCCTACGGATTTGTCGACCCCTTTGACGGCACGCTTGCCCTGTCGACGGTGGTGTCCCGCGCCGTTTCCGACACAGATGTGGTCGCGTGGCTCAAACTTCATTGGGGTATGGCGTCTCTGTCCGATTACCATCCGTCGTTTCTCGGGAGATTTTCCAAAGTGCGGGTAAATGGGAAATTGGCCGGCGTCATTGAAACCGACCAGGTTGTCCGAAAACTTGCCCTCTTCCGAACATGGCGACACAACGGCTTGCTCCCGTCTTCCATCAGCTGTTCCCTGGTCGAAAATCGCGTCGATGTGTGGTGTGATGCTGGACGTTTGATGCGTCCTCTCGTACATTCCAACTCTAAGCATAAGAACACCACCTCACGAACGATGATATGGTCACAAATTCTCACGGGGTATCATGAGAAAAAGGAACAAGTCAAGGAACGTCAGGTGTACATGTCCCTGTCCGATTTGTACGACACTACCGAAACAAATCCCAACAAATTGGCACGATTTGAACAAGAAAAGGGCGAGGTTGAAATGCTGGACGAATATGAAACCGACGCCATGGTCTTTGTGGGGGGGGTCCAAGGAACGAAGGGAGCGACACACTCCGAACTCCATCCATCCTTATTCTTGGGATGGTCCAGCCATCATGTGGCCTTTATAGAACATCAGCCCGCCGACGATATTCGACGGGAAATACACCATCTTAGCGGCATCGGTCACGGAGGATCAAGCCTTGCCGCCGTCTATCATTCCAATCCCACCATGCGACTCGATGCTCTTTCCACCTTGCTCGTGGCGGGTCAAACTCCGTTGGTCCAAAACCGGCTTCTCGTGCAACACGAAGATTTGACATATGGTCAAAATATCGTCGTTGCAATTGCCGCCGGCGGACACTGCTACATCAACGAAGGGGCGATGCAACGCGGATTGTTTGCCACCGTTTCTACCGAAAATCGTCTCCTACAACCGGACGATATATGCCCCAGTCATGGACAACAGCAGCAGCAGCAGCAGCGGTTCACCACGACGACGACTCTCGACGGCGACCCCTTGGTTTGGGCGCGTCAAACGACCATGTCTCTAAGGAGCGGCAGCGACGGCGTCAGTGAATGTTCCGTGGCGACACGGACAAGCGGTGGCGGATACGTGTCGTTGCCAGTCGTGAAAGAACGCGACATGCCCTTTTTACCCGACGGCACCCGACCCGATGTAGTCCTGTCCCCCTCCCACGCTTCCACCGTCGCATTTTTGTACGAAATGTTTGTTGGAAAATTTGCGGCCTTGCTTGGGGGGGGTGGTACGTCCACGCCGTTTGAAAATTCCGTCTTTGCCTCCTTGGGAGGCATGGGCACCTTGTTGACGACGATGGGATATCACAGCAGTGGGAATTCCATCTTGTACGACGGTACGACGGGTAAACCCATGGAAGTCGAAATCTTTGTGGGAGTCGTCCACGCCATGAAACGGTTGCCATCCCCCGAGGTGTGCAATCGCCGCAAGGGACCACGCGACGGGACGACACGTCAAGCATCCGCGGAAAACAGTGTCCGGTTTGACGAATCCGACACGTGGGCCACCTTGGGTCACGGTGCCACCACTGTGCTCCACGATGCATTGATGACGCGTGGCGATGAAATCGACATGGCCGTTTGCAACACCTCCGGCTCGGCTGCCTTGTACCAACCTTCCCGCGACTTGTTCTTCAGTCCCGCCGTCGATGGACCCATTCCTTTTCTGGACGATGGAAGGCAAGATGTGCTTCCCACTGTTTCCAAAGATTTCAGTGTGGTTCGCGTTCCCTATGCGTTCAAATTGTTGACGCAGGAAGCGCAGACCATGGGACTCCAGATGCGCATTCTCACCGACGAGGCAGCTGCCAATATCGACATTTGGAAAAAAACTGTTGTTCCAACACTGCATCCGGCAACATCTGGGAAAATTCGTCCACCAAAATTTGTTGGAGGAATGAAAAAACATCAACACAACAACAACAACGCCTCCTTGACTATTCACTTGTTGGAAGAAAAGGAAAAACAAACTCATGCAGACAAAATGTGCACGGACCATGAGGACAACAAGACAGCAGAACCAGCTGAAGCAACAACGTTGTTGGACGACGTCATTGATTTGGACGGTTCATCGGCATCGGACCACCCCATTCATTCCTATCCATCGCTGGTGGTTGCACCACCACCCACCTTTTCGGGTTCCGAACCCTTGGGCGTGGGAACGCGCGTGTGTATGCAAGCCGTCACGGATGGCCACCCGGCACGGCCATGGCAAATTGTACGCGTAGGTGATGCCTTCCTCACGGTGCGGGCCCTCGACACCACCAATCTTGCCGTCAAAGACCAACTCCGCGTCGTCGCCAAATCCGACATTGTTCCAGAAATCGAGATTATTCCTTTCTTACAGCAGCAGCAGATGCAACAACAACAAGCAGCTTTTTATTCTCCTCTTCCTCCGCAGCAGCAGCAGCAGCCTATGGTGCTCCACATTTCTCCCAAATTCGTCAACGGACCCGACAATTCCTCCTCGCACGTCGCCGCCGGATCTGAAGTGCAACAACCACCACAACTGCAGCCCCTGCTGCAGCAAGACCCCTTTTCTTTTCCAACAAACGTCGGGCCATCTGCCGTCGTCCAGGAGCCCCAAAAGTCCAGTCCAACATCCAGCAAAGATGACCCTTTTTCCAAAGGCCTAATTATTGTGAAAAAACAGTCTTAGTTGGCGTCAAAAGTTGTGACAACAATGTCACAAAAAAATCAATCATTCATTTTGTCTTGTTGGAATGTTGGAACGACCCGTTCCTGGAGCCCTGGAAAGAAGTCCCGGGGTCAGAACGACTAGTCACTAGGCAAGTGAAACGGCTGGTCCGGTCTGGTGTCATTCCAACAATCCAACAACAGAGAGAGAGAGCTCTTTCGTGCTTTTCTCACACTTTCTATCAGAAAATCTGACAATGTAAAAAAGTTAAATCATATTTCGTGTCTTGTTGGAATGTTGGAACGACGTGCTCCTGGAGCCTTGGAAAGAAAGTCCCTGGGTCAGAACGACTAGTCACTAGGCAAGTGAAACGGCTGGTCCGGTCTGGTGTCATTCCAACAATCCAACAATAGAGACCTTTCTTTCGTGTTTTTCACACATCTTCCTCAGGTGACGACTTCAAAAAAATCTGACAATGTAAAAAAGTTACAATGTCACATGTTGGAATGTTGGAACGACGACCCGTTCCTGGAGCCCTGGAAAGAAGTCCCGGGTCAGAACGACTAGTCACTGGGCAAGTGAAACGGCTGGTCCGGTCTGGTGTCATTCCAACAATCCAACAACAGAGAGAGATCTTTCGAGCTTTTCATACACTTTCTATAAAAAAATCTGACAATGTAAAAAAGTTAAATCATAATCATAATCATATTTCATGTCTTGTTGGAATGTTGGAACGACGTTCTCCTGGAGCCTTGGAAAGAAAGTCCCTGGGTCAGAACGACTACTAGGCAAG